GGCAAGTTTAGCCTGGTGAGCTTCCTGGCAGGCTTTTGAGCAGTAGATAAGCGAGACTTTGCCGTATTTCAGAAAATTATCTGTCAAAAGTACTCTTTTTTGCTCCACGGAAATCGTGATTAAGTGGGAACATTCAGGATTAGAGCAGCTTACGTTAGTTTTCAAGGTAGTCATAGACCACTCCGTTCAAATATGCTTCCGGGGCTGAACAGTAAGGAATTAGAGAGGTTATGAATATGCCGTTTTCCTCTTCAGAAACGACTTCCGATGCAAGGATGTCCATGGCTTCGATGAGGATAGATGTTTTTTGAATGTTGCATTTTTGCCGATCAGGGCAACGGTTTGTACAGATCTCCCCAAATTTATCAGAATGTTTGAAGCATAACATATTGAACTTATATTATAAGAGAAGCATAAAACACTTTGGGTTGAACTACCCCTCCGTAAACGAAGGGGATTCTTGTTTCATTCCTTGAACCATCGTTCATAAGTCAACAAGCTCACCCCGTAGTTCCTACGGTGCAAATTTCTTTTTTTAAACGCCTACTAAGTTCTGATCTTGGAGTGCAAATTTCTTAATATTAATGGCTGCATTAATATCTCGATCATGGGATGTATTACAGTCTGGACATGCCCACTCTCTAACAGCTAATGTCAATTCTTTATTATGATAACCACAAACTGAGCAGATTTTACTCGATGGTTCAAACTGCCCTATTCTCAATATAGTTTTTCCGTACCATTCAGCTTTATAGGTCAATTTATCTACAAATGAAGACCATCCAGCATCATATATAGACTGAGCAAGGTTCTTATTTTTCACCATGTTACAAACTTTAAGAGTTTCTAATGCTACAGCTTGGTTCTCGCTTATTAGTTTCTTTGAAAGTTTATGATGAAAATCGTTACGCTGATTACTAATTTTCTCATGCAATTTTGATAATCGGAGTTTAGCCTTTTTCCAGTTGTTAGAGCCTTTTACTTTTTTGCTAAATCTCCTAGAAAGAACTTTAAGTTTATCAAGAGAATTCTTATAATATTTAGGGTTCTCAAACTTTTCACCATTTGAGAGTATAACAGAATCCTTGATACCTAGATCTACCCCGACTGTGGTATTATAATTGAACGGCTCTTTAATTGGGAGGTCTTTACCATCGTCGACTAAAATAGAAATATAATATTTGTGAGTATTAGATCTTGAAATTGTTGCAGTTTTACAAGTTCCTTCAAACTTCCTTGAAAAAGAAGCTTTAACTTCTCCAATCTTAGGAAGTTTCACTCTATTTCGTTCAAAGTCTACTGTATAATGCTGAGGAATTTGAAAAGATTGAACTGGATTCTTTTTTGATTTGAATTTTGGGAATCCTTTTTTTTCCCTGAAAAACCTTTTAAATGCGTTATCTAAATTACGAATTGACATCTGCAAGGCTTGTGCATTTACATCTTGTAACCACTCATACCCTTCTGTTTTTTTGAGAATGGTTAGATGTTTTGTGATTGTAAAACATGAAAGTGTCTTTTTCTCAGTCTCATAATACTTTATTTTCTGTTCTAAAGCCCAATTATAGACAAACCTACACGCCCCAAACTGCTTTTCAATTTGTTCTTTTTGAGTTTTATTTGGGTATATTCGATATTTATAGGCTCTTAACATTTCGTTGGTTCTCCGATTTTATTAGGTACTATGAGGCACTATGATAATTTCCCTGTATCTATCATCCGCACTTTCAGGAATGATTTTTCGGTACTCTGGGAGGGTCAGGTACTATGATAATTTCCCTGTATCTATCATCCGCACAGGGTAACCGATACAGATTCATATCATTTCTTGCTTCATCCTCCTTCGTAACCTCCGGAGTCAGACAAGCTCAAATCAGTGTACCACTGACATTATACTATATGGTTTTACAGGTATTTATAACTTTCTGTAAAGTGGTTATTTATAAGCTAAATGATAAATTGTAGAAAAGAATTATGTAGAAGTTGACGGCTTTCATCCCCGCCCTAAAGAACGGGGTCTTCTCGCCTTCTTAGAAAAATTATTCATTTAATACTGACTTATTTATTTTTATCGTTATATAACCTGTATTCGGAAACGTACTCTGCTCCCCAAATAGATTTTTCGTGATTGATGCGAAATATAGCCCGTCAGTTGCCGTATGCGTTGCCGTGAATGGAACGGTCTCTTCTGATGGAGTACCTGAATTGATAACCGCCTCAGGCTGACATACTATGTCATGCTCTACGGTGGAGATGTCATTTATCATCGAAAACGTAACGGTGCAGCCTGTGAGATCTACCCCGATGCCGTTTTCTTTTAGGACGATTGCTACACTCGCAGAATCCCCCTGCATCAATTCGATATCATACGGCATATATTACGACCTCGCGCCGAATCGGTTCAATTGTGACAGTTCGAGAAATATAATATATTGTGACTGTACGCATTACAGAGCCTCCCATACTGTCATTGTGAGATAATTATTCCCGCTAGGGATATGTGCAGTGGTATCCCCATCTGAAATCAGGAATTCGCATCTATAATTCCCTGCTGTTGCCGTATGTGTCTCAGTAAACGGGATCGTTACGCCGCCTGACGTTGCGGGTACGCTTACCCCGTTCACGGTTCCATTGAGAGTACACGGAATTATCACTCTTTCACCTGCTGAACTTTTCATGACGAAACTTACACTATACCCGGTGAGATTGATCCCGACACCGTTCATTTTCAGGATCGCGCCCACTTTATCAGCGTCACCCGCTTTAAATTCAATGTCGCTCACTGGTCAATCACCGCCGTATATGTTTTTCTGGAAACTTCAACAGTGAGAGGGAAATCCAGGTCATCAAGACTCTGCTCGGTGGTAGATTGTACCCCAGATGGGAATATACCCATTGGGTATATACCTACTGGAAATATCCCGGTTGGAAAAATACCTGTCGGCATAATCACACCAGAGTTACGCTCGATATCGTTCTATTTCCGTTTTCATCGACTGTGTAAACGAATCTGGAACCATCTTCGGAGGTAAACGTTACCGGAGAACCTGCGCCATTAAGGAGGCCGGTCACATTACTCGCGAGTAGAAGTTCACATTTTCGCACACGGTTGTACATGTCAGAATCAACGGTATTGCAATCTATTGTGACCATCAGCATTGAAGAATGCTGAATTGTAATGAGAACATGACCGTACTGTGTGATGTACGAACTAGGTATATTCAATTTCCATTTTTTGAGAGTGTTTTCCCAAGTGATTATGGGGTTTGACACTACTACAGTCGGTTTTTTGTATTCCCTTATAGCTACCGTAGCTCCTGTAAGTGCCTGTTCATTCGTAGACCCCTGGAACGCTCCCAATTCAGGGTCTGCGCTAACTGCATCGAAAAATACTTCCTGTGTAGTCCCATCTTTGTATATTTCTTGCATATGATTACCTCCATATCCGACTGAACCAGTACCAGAACCAATAAGCCACCGATTTTGCAGCTACCGTGATATATCCGATTTTCGTTTCGGTGTCTTCGCCGGTGTTGTTAGTAGCTTTTAAACTCACTGTATAAGTTCCCGATAGTGAATATGTATGAGAAGGATTCTGATCTGTCGATGTTGTACCGTCACCAAAGTCCCAGAGCCAGGACGTAGGATTTCCCGTACTTGAATCAGTGAACGTGACAGTCAATGGAGCTGTACCGGAGGTATAGTCAGCAGAGAAAGCAGCAGTCGGCGCAGATTCGGCAGCCGTAACCGTGATATAATCGGTTTTTGTCTCGGAATCCGAGCCAGCTGCATTAGTCACGGTGAGGGATACCGTATAAGTCCCTGGATCAGAATAGATATGCACTGGATTTCTTAAGGTAGATGTTCCTCCATCTCCGAAAGTCCAAGACCACGAAGTCGGGGTATTTGTACTAGCATCGGTAAACGTTACTGTTAACGGTTCAGTTCCAGAAGTTACATCTGCTGAAAAAGCTGCAACCGGAGCGACCCCTGATACACTCCTATTAGCTTGGATCACGACATTATGAGGGGATGTATTCAGGCCCGAAGTATCGATATAGACATAATTATCCCTGAACCAGACAGTTCTTGAAGACCCATCAATCGTTGCGGTAACTGTTGAGATATCATAAT